TNTTCNAATAATACATGTTTTTAGCTAGTTTGGAAAACCTCCTATAATAGCTACCATACTACTATATTATAGGTAGTAAGATTGGGAGGTTCTTGGAATATACTAAAAAGGTGTATTATATGTATTTTTTTTAGTCCTCTTTTCTTTTTCTATCTCTAATCCTCATTACATTT